CCCAGTCATAGTGATGATTAGTGCCACTGTGTAAATTTTCAGGACAATAAGAGCAGTGATTGGTGCAAATGTTGTTTATAACCCATGTCAACAAAAGTACCTTAGACTCGTTCTTAATCTTAATAATTTTTTTACCGTTGTAAGCTATTGGATTACTTGTCATGTGATAATTTGCTTTCAAATATGTTATCTAGAATTGGTAACGATTCTTTATATTTACTTTCTCTATGTGTATCTAATGTTTTAATTATTGTATGTAAATGATTCAAATTAATATAACTATTTTCTATATCAGAAATTTTAGATAACTCAGAAATTAATAAATCTGTTTTAATTTTTAGTTCAGGGAAAAATTTTAATGTTGTTGAATTATTTTGATATGTCTTAATTTTATCAATTATGACTGTTTTTAAACTTTCAGGAATCCAGTCTATTTTTAATTCTTCCGGGTAATTAAGTAAATTAATGTTATATGGCCATTCTTTGTAATAAGGATATTCTAAAAATTTATTATCAATATAATTAAGTAATTCGTCCAAATAAAATATATTTAATATATGTACTGTAATATTTATTAAAATTTTCACATTGGGATACTTCATGTAAGCTCTAGCGGTTTCAAAATTCCTTTTAATAGTTTCCCAATCTGAAGGGAATCTAACATATTCCTGAACAGGCCCTATTCCGTCTATACTTGCTATTAATTCAAATTTGTTAAAATGCGGCATTAACTGAAAGAATTTTTTATTTAAATTTGTAAAATTACTGCTTATGAATACTGTAATATTTTTTGCATAATTATTTTCTACACAATACTGTAATACTTTATGTACGATAGGATTTATAGTAGGTTCTCCTCCTGCAAAACTAAGCACATTTAAATTTGGAAGAATGATTTTCAAGTAATCCCAGAACTCTTCAGATTCAGCCCAGTCGGAATTTGCCATATCTGGAAGTTCAAATTCTCCTATATTGCCCTCCCAAACTCCTATTCTTCCTCCAACTATTTTGTTAAATCTTCCACCGTATGTTTTAATTCCGTTATATTTTTTGCTAAGTTCATGCAATTCTTTTTCAATTTGTGATGAATCATAAGCGTTACACATAACACATTTTAAATTGCATAAATTACTTGGTTTAATTTCTAATCTTCGAGGTGTATGATTTGCTTTACCGTTATTTAGAATTGTATCATAGACTAATTGTAAATAGTCACGGTTGTTAATATTTTCTCGTATGCTTCTGGCCCTCATACTAGCATCTCCATCTCTGGCGCAAATATTACAACCTTCTAAAACTTTTCCTTCATGCAACGATTTTCGTATAGTGATAACTTTGTTATTATTCCAAAAATTTTCAATTGGATTAGATTTTGTTATTTTTTCTTGTTGAAACAAGCTAACTTGTTCATCCCAATAGCAACACGGGAGCACCGATCCATTCGGCCTAGTGCTGATTTCTAAATACGGATAAAAACAAAAGGTGTCACTGTTTATTATCTTTTTTCTTAACTTATCTAATTCATCCATTCAAAAATCCTGAAATTTGTAAAGTATACTTGTCTTGCATGCCGCCATTTGCGCTGAGATGTAAGACAGTTGCATCCCATAAAAAACCTTCGCCTTGTTTCCAATCAATACTAGTTTTATATCCACTATCGGTTTGATATTGTATAAACTGTCCTAATTTGTAATCTTCTAAGTAAATATTGGCTCTTACCTTTAGATCTTTACGATCTGGATATTTTTGATTAATCAAATAAAATGTATCTCTATGCAATGGTACTACACACCCTGGCGGTTGTAATATTGTGCTCACGGTGATAACTTCCATACCTAATTGGCGACCTAGTTCGTTATAATCTATGTGATCAGCCGTCCACCATAACTGATGAATAATAGTATTTTCAAAACAATAACTCTTAGGAAATCCGCCGTATTGTTCATGAATATCAGTTAGCTCATGGGTTTGATGTTTAACACAGCTACCTGTATGAATTTTATAGTCGGCTTGTAAAAAAATATCAAAATTGTAATCTATCTTTACTGTAGCAAGCATTTTATTCCTTATTAAAAACTATTCCAGATTTTTTTAATCTCAATGTACAAAGGTTCTTCTATTCCACGTTTATATATGCTGTTTCGTCGTTGCAAAAATAATTCTTGATTATGTTGTAAAATCGGATACATTGCTTGCCTTAAATCTTTTAATTCATTTATAGATAATTTAGATAAATTTAGTAACTCGTTTATAATCATTTTGACACGTTTTTCAAGATCAAGTTCGTTATCGTATTCTTCATCCCAGAATTCTCCAAATGTTTTATAGCCTTGTTTTTTTAGTTCTGTAAGCATTCCTGGAGATCCTAATATAATAAATGGATGTCCGGCAACGACGGGTTTCCATGTTTTTTCAGTAAAAAAAACAGTTCCTGCTCTCCATAATGTTTCAGTTACCAATGATATAAATGTATGAGAAAAATGCTCAAACACTATATCGTTTACAAATTTTACATTTTCTAAATCAGGTATATCTAAGGTTAACGGTTCTTTAATTATATCGTTTTTAGCAGGAATATAACTTATTAATCCTCTATTCAGTAAATTATTCATCAGTAATGAATTTACCAATGTTGTACGATGGCCGTCGGATCGGCGGCTATACAGTAAAAAAAGATTTTGATTATCTACCGGTTCGTAAGATATAACTGTAGATATTGAAGTTTTGAGCCAAGTATAAAAGGAATTAACAGGAATATATGTAAAATTTAAATCTTGAAGTAGTTGATTGCCGTGTATAAAATAAATGTGATCTTTTCTAAGATTAAATTTTATGCACCAACTATCTAATATTTGAAAATCTTCGGCGCTTTCACTATTTACTGAACCGCAATAACCTTCATAAGGAAGTAGTATTACAATTCTTGCAAGATTTTTTTTTACATCCTCTACTATATCTGGAATATCGGTAAACCCTATATCTCGATTTCGGGTAAAATAATCTTTGTCCTCACTGTGTAGAGATATTGGAAAAAGATACTTTTTATTTGTACAGTTGGAATATCTTACATTTTTATAGTTATTAAGATACAGGATATCATTAGTGATTTTAAAATTAATAATAAAATCATTCATTTAAATTTTAAAATCTGTGTTTCCAAAAATTTCAGATTTTACTTTATTCATTTCAGGAATAGTTGCAAATGTATTTTCATCTCGCACATAATCCAGTTGTCTGGTAATTTCTAAAAATTGTTTGGCTGCATCTTTATCAAAAGGAGTATTAAGCTCATGTAGTATATAAGTTAATCTTGAACTAATGTCAGTCTCATACTTTTGATTAAAGTCTTCAATAAATGTTTTTAATTTATGTATGATGTCTTTTTTATAATTATCCGGTAAAATTCTAACATGATAATGTTCAGGTTGCATTAACATATTGATAAAAAAATTGTCATAATTTATACCAAATTCTTTTTTAGATTTAACTACACCAATTTCAACCAAATGCGTAATAATTTCTGGAATTCTAAATACATTCCAGGCGCCAATAGTCATACCAGGTCGTACAATAATATTGTCCAATGCGCTCATGGCCTTTAAATTATCTTCTACCTTATGCCAAACAGTGCCCGCCCGTATTAGTTCCGCCCGCTCATTAATCTCATCAATGCTAGGCCAGACTTCAATCTTTGCATTATTCCACTTACTCCAGTAGTCTAACACATTTTTGCCTCCGTATGTTAATGTACTAGCATTGGTATTGTAGCTGATTCTTACATCAAATTTTTCATTTGAAGACAGCATGTCTAATATCTGCCAATGCTCGGGCATCATTAATGGCTCCCCGCCAGCAAAATAAATCTTTTCTACATGATCAACTTGTTCTTTTAGAAAATCAAAATTAGTAAGATCATCTACTGTTTCGATATTCCATACTTTGTCTTGTTCATTGATCCAACCTAATTTTTTTGCATCTGGCACCCATGTAGAACTGTATCGGGGACCGCATGATCTGCATTTGTAGTTACATAAATTACTAAACCTAAAATCCCAATACTTGAGTTCCATATTGGTACAAGTACCGTCAGCATTAGTATTTTTTGGAATATCTTTAAGTACATCGGGGAAATCCCTTGCATGGTGAACTCTTCCGCTTTCTCCAGTAACTCTTTCTTGATCAAAACATTTATTACATATTTTAGGTTCGATTCCATTGATCATGTCTTTGCGTAGCGATTTCATATTATCGCTATTCCAAATGTCTTCAATAGATTGTTTGGTTAAATCTCCAGCAAAATAATCATGTGTGCTTGTCAAACAGCAAGGAATAACTTTACCGCTAGGTTCAAATGCCAAATGCATCCATGGCACTGCGCATACTGTTTTTCTAAATTCGTTAATATTTTTTATTTTTATCATTTAGGTCCATAGTGATTGTCTAACTTTAATTAGTCTAATCATCATTTCTTCATCTTCTTTTTCGTAAGCCTTTTCAATTTCTTGCAACTTTTGGTGAGCAATATTGCACATTGTTTCGAGTTCAGGAGTTTTGTCATCACCAAAATTTAGTTTACCACCATTTGCCAAACGACTTGCTTCACAGTAGGCGGTCCAGCCACTAGCATCGTAGGGATCTGGACGGTTCCGATAGACAGTAGTCCACCATAGATACAGCTCTTTAATTTCCTTTGCGGCATTAGCTTGGTATGTCGGTTCTTCTTTTTCACCTTCTTCAATGAACTCTTTGTTAGTTAAAGTAGACGCCCAATCCAAGTGAGCAAGCCCTGCTTCTGGACAGCGCCATGTACGCCAACGAAGCCACCCACTGCGCCACCATGGAGGATTATATTTTTTACGAGCTTCTTCATTCCACATGCAGGTATGCCATGCTTGTTCTATTTCAACAAAATCAACCAACTCATTGAATAAGCAAGGCAAAAAACGGTTCCCCACGTCCTGCCACTGGCCAGGTTTAATATCCCGGGCACTAGCGGTAAGACTATGAGACCGAGAAACAAATCTGTTGTTGATATAGTATCTAACATCGTTTAACCTTTCTGGTATATAAAGTAAGACGCCTTGGATAGCATCAAGCAATTCTTCCGCAATCCAATAACGCACAGGATTGTAACACTTGGCTTCATTGCGCCACTGGTCCCATTCTTCGCTGGTGCCGGCATTGAGTTTAGGCTTACCACGAACCCAGTCAGCAAATCGTGTACAACTCCAATAGTTTCTCATTTTATTTACACTTTATTTCGTTTAATCATTTTTAGAATTCGTTTACGCATATTATAATTTTCAAAATATTCGTAGCATTTTTCTAATGTAAGTACATTTGCAGAATGGTCTTTAAGTTTGCTGCATATAGTCTCAAATCCTTGGTCGCCCATGGCTTTGAGTTCCTGATCTGAAAATTCTATTAATTTTACTTTTTCTTGCGTATTAAATTTAATGTACAAAAGCGCATCGCCTTCTTTGATATCAATGCAGGTTGTATCGGGTTTGATAAGAAAAGTAGATTTCCCAGCTACCCTAAACCATTTGCCGATATCAAAACTGGCTGTAATATTAAATGTAGTGCTAGTAAAGTTGTTAGAATCATAATAAGCAGGTAATTGAGTCATCAATAGACTTTTTTCAGCAAAAAACAAATAGCTCAGTTCTAATTGATGGAGCCCATGTTTACCCATAGGATCTCCGAGAAAAGATCTAGCAAAATCAATAGATTGATTTTCAACGTTGACTCTGCCATTTTCAAATATCAATTTAAGATCAACTGGACTTTTAATAACATATACATTTTTTAAATCGTCTACAATAGCAGGACACTTAATTGCAATAGGTCCAAAAAACTCTTTAAAATCTAAATGATTAGACAAAGGGATAGGTGCCGCCACTCGTAATGGGCTTAACATGTTAGAAGGAGGAAACCCTCTTTTTTCAAATTTAGTAGAATCGGGGTTAGCCCTAGTCCAATATACATTAACTGTCATTATAATTTTTCTCCAGATTCAAAACCTCTAAATCGTAAAAACCTAGGAAATCTAAGACTATACGAACCATCTTGATTTTGAGTAACAGCATCGGCTCGTACTTCTACAATTTTTTGTATTAAAAGATCGCGTGAACTCCAGAAGCTATCACGATCACTGTCACTAAAACCTGAACCAACGTTTACAGATATTGTTTTTCCATCATCTGTTCCTGAACATACAAGTGCTCCAAGCCTACCAATATTTCTTCCAGTTCCTTCTTCGACTTCTTTAACTTCTAAACTAACTTCAATGAATGGCTTCAACTTTAACCATGCATGACTGCGCTTACATTCATAAGGAGCATCTAGGTCTTTAATCATAATACCTTCATAACCGCCTGCTACCGCTTGAGTATTGATCATTTTAAATCGCTCTTGTCCCTTAATGGTGTCAAGGTCAACAAGTTCGTTGGCAACATAAGTTACATTAGGTATCAAGTGCTGATTTTGTTCTACCCAAAACTTAACCATCTCACTGCGAGTCTTTTGGTCTTTGTTGTAGATACCTTTTTCAAAGTCTGCCAATGGCAACACATCAAACAAGTTTAGAACAGCATCTCCCGCTTGTACATTGTCCTTACGATGTACTTGTTTCATCAAGTCTTGAAAACTAGATGACATAATTTCACCGTCTAGGACAACATCCATACTCTTGCTGGAACCTTTTTGTTTAATTACTGAACTAATCTGTTCTACAATATGTGGAAAATTGTTAAGCTCTTTGCCGTTACGACTAAACATATCAACACGGCCGTCGGCACGGACAACTGTAATAACTCGTACTCCATCAAGTTTGACTTCAATAAGTTTCTTCCCAGATACTTTATTCTCGTGATTAGCGGAGTCATGAGCAAGCTGGCACCCAAACACAGGAATGCTATAGTCAGCATATTTCTTTTCCACTACTTTGTTAACGGTCTTTTCGCTTACACCACATCGTAAGTCTTTAATAAGGATACGACGATACCAGCCATTCCACTCTGCCTTAGTGGCACTTTTCATCATGGATGCAATGATATCTCTGGCAGTATTACCGGTAACGTTGCGACTAACGAAGCCAGTAAGAGTGAGAGTAAAACTATCCCAAGGCAAACCAGTACCATCTTCATCTGTTTTCTCCGGTATTTGTTTAAGTCCAAAAGTAATCATAGGATCTAGTGCAAGGCGGCATCCTTCGAAGAACTCAGAATTGCCTGCTTCGGCTTGGGCTAGAATAATAGCTTCTTTGTTCAAACGACTAGGATGATCTTCTAAAGAACTAATAACTGAATAGCAAGGATCGCTCATTTTGACTCCACTGATTAACTGTACAAGTGTATATTATACAGAGTAATTATCAGTAAGTCAAGTGTGTTGATGTCTTAAATGGCTTGCCTAAATAGGCATTTTCTAATTGGCGCATAATTAAATTTTTCATTCTGCGTATAATTGGATGATTGTGATTCCAATCAAATGCTTTTAAATAGTCGCACCATGTAGCAGTTTTATGTTTTCGACAATGATTGGAATCTAAATACTTGCCAATTTGGCTAGGATCATAGCCAAACCGATCAATTAACTCGCAGGCTATATTGAATGCATGTGCACCCATTTCGTCTCTATCGCCGTAATATTCTTGTTTTTTACGATCTTTAGTTAGTTCTGCTGTACTTTGGTAACCAGGCAATGGTTTAAAATTTCTAGCACGAAATTGGCGCATATGAACCATTTCATGCAATACAACATCTGCAAATCTAATAGCCATTCGTTTAAATCGATAGTCGGTTAGTTTTAATTTCTTATCGTCTGGATTGTAATTAAAGTTTACTTCGATAGCAGGTTTACACTTTTTATCTAAATTACTGTAGTAAACTCCGCCTAAGAATACAAATCCTTTAGTTGTTGGTGCATAGAAACACTTTTTAAGTTTAATAGGCAGATATGCTTTAATGTGTTTATTGATGCGTTTTTGTATTTGTCCAGGAGACAAGTCTTTTCCTACGATTTCGCCAGCGAGCGAATAGAACATAGAGTACAGGTTACTGCGAGTAAGTTCGGACCAGTCAAATGGTAGTTGGGCCATAGTACACTCCTAGACATAGCTATTTATAGTATACTACGGTCAACCATTATATACGCACTTTATGGGCGTTTTGTTAAGTTCTGCGGGTAACTATTTCGTCAACCAACCCAAAATCTACAGCTTCTTGGGCACTCATAAAGTTATCCCGTTCCATAGCTGAGTAGAACTCTTCAAATGTTTTGCCCTTGCTATTATGGTCAACATAAATTTGGGTCAAACTCTGCTTCATCTTTAGGATCTCTTTTACTTGGATTTCCATGTCTGTAGCTTGTCCTCCAGCACCACCGCTAGGTTGATGAATCATGTGGCGAGCGTTTGGTAGAATCTTGCGTTTGCCAGGAGCGCCAGCAGTGGCGAGTAAACTACCCATCGAG